AAACAACCAGTGGCGGTTGCTAATCGCGAAGTACTGGGTGTTGGAAGCGATTACTGGGAGACGAAAGACCGCTTTAACGCGCGTGCTCTTGGGAACCCTCCAGGAATTCTCCCATTCGACTACGATAAGATACGTGAGCTCGCGACCGGAACCGGACTCTGGGCCCCCGCTTATATCTGGATCTTCTATGGGTCCTTCGGAATTGGAAAGACTCGAGCGCTTCTAACGTTCCCTCGCCCGCTGTATCTGTTCGACCTCGATAGGGGCACGAAGTCGATTCCCGAAGTCGCGAACGACCCAACATTCATCATCGATCCGTACGACGTCGAAGACGTCAAGGAGTACGACCGCTTCGTAAGTACTGTCGCATCGCTATATTAAGGAGTCCGCATGATTGTTCGAGTCGAGTTCAGCATCGATGATACGGTATGGCCGCAGCTAAAGCTGGCCGGTACGCGTATCACGACAACCGGAGACCGTGTCGCGTTCGACAATAAGAAGTCGAACGACCTCGCGTACGTAGCATTCGAGAACGATCTCCATAACCAGCTCCGTCCTGCCGTCGAAGAGCTTATCAAACGGCGCACGCAGTAAAACGCACCACTAAGGCACCATCGAGGCTAATCTGCTATGTACGAAGACAATATGGAAAACGTGCAAGCCCCGGACGAGCTAGTTCCGGAAGGCATCTACCATGTACGCGTCAGTCACATCAATGAAGAGATGTCGAAGCAGGACAAACGTATGCTCGTCATCGACTTCAAGATCCAAACAGAGGGTCCGTCCTTCGGTCGCAACGTGCGCGTGTGGGCGTCGCTTTCTCCGAACGCGCTTTTTACACTCAAGGGCATCTATAAGGCCTGCGGTTACGCTCCAGGACCGGGTGGGCACGATCCCATGAACATCCTAGACTGCGAACTGTACCTGAAGGTCGAGCACGAGATCTACGAGGGCCAGACGCGCGTTCGCGTTCCACCATACACGTTCAAACCTCTCACTGCACACGTGGGAGCTTGAGACATGTGGGCGCCTGTGCTTATTATAGCGTGGGCGCTCTTTGTCCTCTCCATCGAGACAAGGAGCGTCAATAAGGAACGGCGAAGGAGAGGCCTATGAAAATCAGCAAGACCTTTCGCTTCGAAGCTTCGCACCAGATTCTCACGCACCCCGGAAAGTGCCGTCGATTGCACGGCCACAGTTGGGTGCTGACCGTGTTCATCGAAGGGGACGTGCACTTCGACACGGGGATGGTAATGGACTATGGTACGATCAAGGATCTCATCGACCCGCTTATCAACCGTCTCGATCATCATCATCTGGGGTATGGTAGAGTCGAAATAGAAGGGGAGAGCGAGTTCCTACTGTCCGACGTCGAAGGTCTGCCCAAAAGATTCCTGCCCACCTCCGAGAACCTTCTCTGGTGGATCGCCCGTCATATCCCGATCAAGGTACCTTGGTGCACTCTCGAACTGAACGAGACATGCACCTCCGCCGCGTCGCTCACAAAGGACGAATTCCTAAGGAAAGGAGGCAGGCCTAATGGCAAAGAAAGACATGAAGAAGGAAGAGAAGAAAGAGAAGAAGTTCCCGCCGAAGAAGAAAAAGAAGTAGCCTCCGGCGGCGACAAGGTGGAAGAGTCGGCACGTATCACAGATGACGACCTTCCATTTTAGCACACGTTGGGATGGGCGCGTCGCGCTGTACAAAGGGGAGGCGCGCCCGATTTTTGGAAGGGAGGCAGGGAACCGGATGCATGATACAGTAAAGCGATACGACCGTGACGTCCTAGGCAAGCTCGATCACGACTACGACGTCGTCTGTCCGCGCTGCCTTAGTGCCGTAGGGTTCCCATGCACGGTCCCTTGCCGTGATGGGTCCGCACGTATAAAGGAGATTCACGATGAGCGAAGAGCTGCTGGTACCGATAGCAGAACACTTTCACAGCATTCAGGGTGAAGGCCACTGGGTGGGGACACCAATGCATTTTATACGGCTCGCGGGGTGTAGTGTCGGCGCGAAGGCGTCAGCGAAGTGGGTGAACGACGGCATCTTCGCTCAAGAGGCGCCCTATGTCCCTAACCCCCTCCCGATCCTAAGTAACGGCGCGGTAGGCAGCAAGTGCCAGACCTACGACGGTCGCTACTTCGACTGCGACACGGACTTCTCGCTCCACGCGAAGGTCGACGTCGAGACGCTCATTGGTGAGACGCATGAGACGCACATCTGTTTGACGGGAGGGGAGCCGCTAAATCATCAGAGCACCGCGTGGTGGAAGCGCCTCATCGATGTAACAGAAGCGCGCGAGATCAGCGTACATATCGAGACGTCGGGTACGATCGCTATACGCGACTTGCGTCATCACATGTGGATCACGGTCGCACCGAAGTTCGGCGTACGTCCCGATATGCTCGATACGGCGAACGAGATTAAGTTCCTCGTCGATGAGTCCTTCGACTTCTCCACGCTGCCAGAGTTTAGCGAAAGCGGCGTACGCGTCTTCCTGTGCCCGATCAACGGCGAGCACGATGTAAATCTCACGAACGTGGGTTTATGTCTCAACCTCCTAAGCCGTCGTCCCTCGTGGCGTCTCAGCGTACAGGTTCACAAGTTCATCGGAGTACGCTGATGGCGTTCCTCACGTTCCGCCCACCTCCGTACTTCCTACTGGATACGTGCGTCTCATACACCGGCCGCTATTTCGGCTTCTATGGGTCCCACTACCACGACGGTATCTTATGTTACGTCGTCGGCGCGTCCGACCGTAAAGACAGCTCGATCGTCGCACGTCACTATAACACACAAATCTCAGTAAACGAGGAGCTCGCTAAACATGCCACGCGGAAATTCTGGGAAGAACTCAAAGAAGGTCTCGTCAGACCACCTTCGTCAGGAGACGACACAAGCGATGGATCTCGCCAGCTCGCTCATCTCTTCGACACTTACGACAGAGAGCTACAGCGGCGCAAACAGCGTCCAAATTAGCGGCGATCATTATAAGTCGCTAGGGATCGAACCTTGGGACTACATCAATGTCAACAACCTCGACTTCTTCGAAGGTAACGTCGTCAAGCTCGTGACTAGATGGCGCGCCAAGGGCGGCGAGGTCGATCTCCAAAAAGCGATCCACTTCCTCGAGAAGATGCTCGAGATGCATGAGAAAGGAACCTACTAAAGTGAACCACGGACGTATCGAGGCTGGTGTACGCCTCATTTTGCAAGGCCTAGAGTGCTCCACGCGCGATCAGAACTTCGCTGAGACGTTTGAGTGTGTCGCACGTATGTACGAGGAGATCTTCAATGGTAACGATGGAAAAGAAGAGTACCCAACGTTCGACGAGACGTACGCTGATTTTATCCTTCTACGGCGTCACAAAGTCTGGTCGTTTTGCCCACATCACCTACTCCCAGTACGGATGGTCACATCCATCGCTTACATTCCCGATGGGAAAGTCCTCGGCCTTTCGAAGCTTGCACGAATCCTTTATGACTGTAATAGCGGACCCATCCTTCAGGAAGCTTTTACAGACAAAGTGGTTAGCCGTCTATCTTCAATCGTGCACGCTAAAGGCGCAGCGTGCTACGTTGAGGGAAGCCACGGTTGCATGCAGATTCGTGGCGTTAAGAGCGATGGTGACGTTATCACGTCCGCATACAGTGGAGTGTTCCACGACGATGCGATCCTTCAGTCACGATTTTTCCAGCTAGCGAGTACGAGATGAAACCGGAGTCATGTCATGGATGCCCTCTGTATAACGCGAGCGGACCTGTTTGGGGAAGCGGACACCCTAACGCCCGACTCATTATCATCGGACAAAATCCTGGCCCTGTTGAAATTGCTGAGTCACGCCCCTTCGCGGGCCCTTCTGGACGTGTGCTTGATCGCGCCATCGGGGACGTCGGAATCTCACGTAGCGGCAATTTTGTTACTAACGCAGTTAAATGCCTCGTCGCCCCGGGCCAACCAGTCCCTGAAGGCGCGGTTACAAAGTGTGCTCCGCTCCTCGACAAAGAGCTAAAGAACCTAACGCATGCTCGCGTCATCGTTACACTCGGCGCGGAGGCCTTCAATGCGATCGCGAAACCGAAAAGATTCCACGTCCTGCACGACCGAAAGAAGTCCCGCACAGATGCCACATATTGGATTCGAGGAGCACCTCTCCGGCTGGACCGTAACGGGACGACCTACACTGTTGTACCAACCGTGCACCCTTCGTTCGTTATGCGAACGGGATTTATGCTATCCCCCGTCTTCGAGTCGGACCTCGCAAAAGCTGAGAGGTTCCTTAGCGGCCGTGCTGTCTGGACCGCACCCCGTATCTATCCGAATCCCCCTACGGCGGCCATCGATGAATATATCGACATACTCCTCGCGCGAGGGATGGGCGGTATTGATATTGAAACTCCGGAATCGCTCGATGAGGACGAAGACGAACTTACCGAGTCGTCGCATTATCTACCTGTCGGGCTTATCGGGCTCAGCGCTGCACGCAGTGAAGCTATCCAAGTGCATCCTGATCAATTTCCACTCCTACGGCGACTGTTTAACGCTAGCGATCGAAGATCCGCAGACGCACATAAGCTCGTCACTCTTTGGGCTTACAACGCCGGGTTTGACTTTTATCATCTGCGGCCGCTGTTCACTCAAGACGCTATTCGAGCAGCTGACGCGATGATGGCGTTCCACGCCCTAAGGCCTGAGTTACTCCGTAAGGACCTCGCGACATGCATGTCCTTCTACACCGATCTGCCGTTCCACAAGAACCTGCAGGACACCGCGCCCGACATCTACAACGCCGCCGACACATACGGCGTCCTCGAAGCCGGCGAGAACATGCTGGCGGAGCTGCGCACCATTGGGGAGCGGGGCTCGGTGCGCTTCCGCTGGGCGAGTCAGACACCCGAAGAGCTATTCTGGCGCCACATTAATGCGATCATACCTGAACTTTCATCGTGGAACACAATCGGAGCGCCCTACAGTCAGGATATCTCCGACAGGATGGAGATCGAGCTCCGCATGAAGCTCGAAGCGTACGAACAGTGGTGGGCGAAGAACATCCCGAACTTCAGCTGGAGCTCGCCGAAGCAACTCATCGATCTATTCACAGTGCAGAGGATCCATGTCCCGAAAAAGAAACGCGCTAACGGTACGTTTACACCTTCCGTGGATGACACGTTCCTCGAAACGCTCGATAAGAGAGGGAACGCAACAGCACGACTTGTCCGCACTATGCGAAGTCTTCGTAAGGCAGGTGACTTCCTTAACCTTGGAGACAAGGATGGACGAGTACGGTGTCGACCCAAACCTCATGGGCAGGTTGGAGGAAGAATTCAGACAGTTCAAAAGAACCTCCAACAAGTACCAGAAGAACTCGCGGGCACATCTCCTCGAGACTGCGTCGTATCTGAACGTCCTTGCGATGTTGTCATCAGTGCGGACTTTTCCCAAATTGAGTTCTGGGCCTACGCCTGGTACAGCCAGTGCAAGCGAGCCCTAGAAATTAAGGAGAGCGGTGAATACCTCTACGGTGCCTTCTACAGCGACATTTGGAACGAGCCCTTCTTCGAGACCGGAAAGCGTACAAAAGAGTTCCGTCGTGATGACGTTCCCCCCTGGAAACTACTCGTTGCGAAGTCGTGGCCACTTGGCTTTACTTATGGACGAGGAGTTCCCGATCCTGCTTCTCAGGGATTACCAATTTCTCGCGATAAAGCTAAGTCCATTCACGCTGCATTTAAGCGCGACTACTGGGAATTTTTCCGGTTCCACGAAGAGCTCAAGCTGGCTGCGTCGAAGTATAAGATGCTTCAAACGGTCTTTGGACGAATACGTCGTTTCCCGAACCCTGAAGGTCAACATAACGAGATACTCGCTTTTCCTGGGCAGACCACTGCCGTTGATGTGCTCATACGAAACGTACTGCTCACTCTTCCCCGACGTCTGGTTTCAACCTTTGGCGAGCGCTCGCGAATCTACTTCACGGTGCACGACTCTGCGATAATGAACGTGAACTGCGACCTTGGGGACGGGACTATGTCTCGCACAAAGGCGCTCGACGCGTACGACCTCGTCAAGGCCTCATTCGAGGCCCCAATTCCCGAAATGGGTGGCTATGTATTTCCATGCGAAATAAAGATCGGCCCCTCATGGGGACAGGGGGTAGGAAAGGAAAAGTTCCTTGCCAAGTTCACCGCAGCAACAGTTTGAGATATTTAAGTTACTGCTGCGGAACAAGAGAGGTCTTTCTACGGAGGCACCCTCATTCCGTGCAGTCATAACGTGGCTGAAATTACCACTAGAGATGTCAGTAGAGCAAGTCGGGGAGATACGTGCGTTGGTATGCCTCGCCTTCGACATAAACGAAGATGAACTGCGCGCCTACATATTAGCGGCGCGCCCGAACCCCGAAGCAGAGGCACCACAGTACACCGTCACGGCGAAACAAGCATCTAGGCTAGAGAAGGTCGATCTAACGTACCAGGCGAGGAGAGATGAACAGGAACTGGAGGCCATCATTCCGCGATCGGGCTTTATACGCGACTACGTTGAGTACACGCGCAATAGCGAGGCGCCCATGGCGTACCACGTCTTCTGCGCGATCGGCGGGCTGGCTGCTACCGTTAATCGTCGTGTTTATTTCGACATGGGTAATTTTAAGCTGTATCTCCCGTTTGGTGTCCTCATCCTCGGTCCATCGGGGATTAAGAAGACCTCCGCCGCAGACATTATCATTGGGATACTTAACGAAATGCAGCTCACGCCTGTCTATGCGGAGAAACTGACACCCGAGGCGCTCATCGATGCCATGAAAGGAGGTAATGCGACAGGGCTCGTGTACGCGCCGGAAATGACCGTCTTGATCTCTCGGCAGCGCTATATGGAATCGATCATCCCACTCCTCACACGTTTCATGGACTCCCCCGATATCTGGAAGAGTGGTACGATCATGCGGGGCAAATCGACGCTCACCGACGTCGCGATCACGTGTATCATGTGCTCGACGCTCGACTGGTTTATCAAGAACACGCCCGAGAACATCTTCGGAGGGGGCTTCATCGCGAGGAACATCATGGTGCTACAAGAAGCTTCGGCACGCGTCATCGCACTCCCCCAGCCTAGCAATGTTAAGATGCGCGAACTCCTGATCCGCCAGCTTGCTACGATCCATGAGTTCCAGGGGCAGATTACGCTCTCGAAGGCGACGGACAAGTTACACCGCGAGTGGTATGAGGAGGACAAGAGAACGAGACTCGTCGAGCACGAACTGCTCGAGACGTACTATCAGAGGAAGCCTCAACATCTCCTTCGGATCGCGATCGCTCTCCACCTCACCGAGCACGGCACTATGACCATATGCCCCGCCTGCTGGGAACGAGCCTCGACGCTCCTCGAGTGGACCGAGAAGTTCCTCCCCATGCTCGCCACGAAGATGTTCAAGTCCGTGTGGGGTGAAGATCAGGACCTCGTTCTCACGAAGATCCGCGGGAACGGCGGCACGATCTCCCACAGTGACTTGATTCGTAAGATGCAGTACAAGATGCCAGCCCGCGCGACTCGCGCAATCCTCGACTCGTTACGTGAAGCTGGCGCCGTAAAAGAGATCCGTACGATGATCGAACACACTTATTACCTAGCGGAGTTGGAAACCAATGACAATGAAAACAACGAACGATAGATACGACTTCTACGCGAAGCAGCTCGGGTTCACTAGCGAAAAGGAGATGCTCGAGCAGCTCTATGAAGGGCACTCGATCCCTGAAGTTGCCGAGGTTCTCAAAGTCGCGACGGGCACTGTACTTAAGCGTCTCGAGGCGTGCGGCATCCCTCGCAGGAACCGCGGTGGTCTCGTAAAGATCTCCCAAGTGCGCTACAAGCTATTTCACGTCGACCAACGTGTCGTTCACGTCTACGGGCTCACGCAGGCCTCCGCGACGCTCGGTGTCTCCACCTCGACGCTTTACAAGTACCGTCAGTGGAAGTGTAACCGACTCGAAGAAATGTCTGGCAATATTATAAAGAGGAGAAACTCCGCATGATGTTCTGTGTAATCAGTCCCGCTACGGGGCTCCAGAAGTGGTCGACGCATACGCGTGCACATCTCGTGCTCTCTCAGGTCGACAACACCCTTTATCAGCAGTTCTACCGTCAGAGGTCAGACGACGGTGACCTCGTCATCCTCGATAACGGATCCTATGAAGGTAAACTTGACTCTAAGCAGCTGCTCGAAAAGATCGGCCTTTATCATCCGAAAGTCGTTGTCCTGCCGGATATGGTGGGTGCGGAATCCAACGACTCGTTCGCCCTTTCTAAGACGTTCCACGATCAGTGGAAGGCCGTCATCCCTCGTATCCAATGGATGTATGTACCACAGGGTGAGAACATACACGATTTTGAATACGGTCTATGTAAGGGTGTCGAGGAGATACAACCTGAGTGGGTCGCTATTCCTCGAATTGTAGGCACCGATCTTGATCCAGGACTCGCGACACGAGCCAAGTGGGCGCGCTACATCTATCGAAAGTGGCCAAGCGTGAACGTTCACTGCCTCGGTATGCTTGCCGGGGACGTGCGCGAGCTCGAGATGCTCGACGATGCGAACGTGACATCAATCGACTCTAGCGCACCCGTGTGGCGAGGATGGAACGG